GATGAATCTCAATTTATAATAAAATGGTACACAACAAGTGAACCTACCTTTATTACAGATAGTAGTGTAACATTAACTTGGAGCGGTACTCATACTGAATGTTTAAATAGATTAACAAGTTCATTTTGGACAAATACTGGATCATTAGAACCTTAAATAAATAAAATAAATTATGTCAATTGTTACAAATAAAGAAGATAAAAAGTTTTTAACTAAAGAAGAATTAGAAACCCTAAAAGAAATTCAAAACCAAACCCAATCATTAATTTTAGAGTTAGGTGAGATAGAAATGGTAAAGTTACAAACAGAAAAAAAACATGAAATTGCAAAAGACTTTTTAGAAGAATTATCAAATCGTGAGCAACAACTTACAAGCTCAATATATAAAAAATACGGTAAATCTCATGTAAACCCAGAAACGGGTGAAATTACTATAATAGATTAATTTATCTTAAAGTGTGATATATTTATAATAAAATAACCTACTAATAAAATGGCAGAAACTATTGTATCACCTGGCGTATTAGCTATTGAAAATGATAACTCATTTATAACAGAACAACCAATCCAAGCAGGCGCAGCAATTATAGGCCCTACAGTAAAAGGAAAAGTTGGTATCCCTACAATATGCACTACTTATAGTGATTATTCAAATAAATTTGGTACTACTTTTGAAAGTGGTAGTCAAACTTTTACATATTTTACTTCTATTTCTGCATATAATTATTTTCAAAATGGAGGTACTTCTCTATTAGTTACACGTGTAGTAAGTGGATCTTTCACCCCAGCAACATCATCACGCATCCCAACATCAATAGCTAATACTCAAGCAACAGCTAATATTAATTTAACCTTCATCTCAGCATCATTAGCTCAATCTATTTCAGGATCTGAATCGTATGGTGTAAATGGTATTACATTCTTTTATACTGGATCAGATGTTGCAAATACTTCAACCCAAATTAATATAAATACAGGATCATTTAATGATAGTACACTTGCAGATTATGCATTTTCTTCCTCAGAAGCTTTTAATTTTAGTAGCTCACTAACTTCTTACAATACTTCTTTATTAGATATAACTTCAACTATTTCATCTCCTAGTTTAATACTAAACTATACAGGACAAAATGGAATTACAGGAAATAATTCTTATTTTACTTCAGGTAGTGTTAATTATAGTTTTAGTGGTGGAACTAATACTGAAATGTTAGTATTAGAAACACTTACTGAAGGTGAAATTATGAATAGTAATGGAACTTTATATACTAATGGTTCTTTACTTAGTGGATCTGAAGATAATGTTAGGTGGCAAATTACTAATCAAAATATAGTTGAGGGTACATTTGAATTAGTAGTTAGAAGAGGAGATGACACTACTCTTTCTCCAACAACTTTAGAAACTTGGAGTAATTTATCACTAGATCCTTATTCATCTAACTATGTTGAAAAAATTATAGGAAATCAAACCCAAGTAGTTTCAAGTGACAATGGAGAATATTTTGTAGATGTACAAGGAAATTATCCCAATAAATCAAGATATATTAGAGTAAAAAGGGTAAATGTAACTACACCTAAATATTTTGATAATACTGGTGACCCAAAACCCCAATTTACAGGCTCATTACCAACTACTTCTAGTGGTGCTTTTGGATCAGCTATAGGTAGTAATATCTCAAGTGATAAAGGGATGTATTATGAAAATGTATCTAATACAAACATTCAAGGTCTTCAAGCTAGCGATTACACAGATTCAATTTCTTTATTAGCAAATAAAAATGCTTACCAATATAACCTTATCACTACACCAGGTTTAATTTCAGATTTTGCAAATCATATTTCTTCTATAACTAAAATAATTAATACGGTACAAACTAGAGGTGATTCAATGACTGTAATTGATTTAGTAAGATATGGAGCTAATATAAATACAGTAACAACTCAAGCTACTACTTATGATACTTCATACGCTGCTTCTTATTGGCCGTGGGTAAAAACTATTGATCCTGATACTTCAAGACAAGTGTGGGTACCTGCTTCAACTATGATTCCAAGTGTTTATGCTTTTAATGATTCTGTTGCTGAACCTTGGTTTGCCCCAGCAGGTATTAATAGAGGAGTTATGTCTACTACAATTCGAGCTGAGAGAAATTTAACACAAGGAAATAGAGATACCTTATACCAAAATAAAATTAATGGTATAGTTAGTTTCCCTAATACAGGAATAACAGTGTTTGGTCAAAAAACACTACAAAAAAGAAAAAGTGCTTTGGATCGTGTAAATGTAAGACGTTTACTTATTGAATTAAAAAGGTTTATTTCTCAAGTAGCTGATACTTTAGTATTTGAACAAAACACAACATCTACAAGAAGCACATTCTTATCTCAAGTAAACCCTTATTTATCTTCAATTCAAAATAGACAAGGATTATCTGATTTTAAAGTAGTAATGGATGAAACAAATAATACTCCTACTACTATAGATAATAACCAATTAATAGGTCAAATCTTTTTACAACCTATTAAATCAGCAGAATTTATTATATTAGATTTTAATGTACTACCAACAGGTGCAACTTTTCCTACATAGTATAATATTTTAAAAAAAAGATTAATATTTATAATAAAAAATAACAAATGGCTAATTTTACAATCTCTCCTGGAGTAGCATTAAATGAAATCGATAATACATTTTTAGTAGGACAACCTGTTCAAGCAGGTGCTGCAATTATAGGCCCTTCTGTTAAAGGCCCTATAGAAGTACCTACATTAATTACTTCATATTCTGATTATGTAAACAGATTTGGAGATACTTTTACAAGTGGTAGTGATACTTTCTCTTACCTTACTTCAATCTCAGCATATAGTTTCTTTCAAAATGGAGGAGAGTCTTTACTTGTTACACGTGTAGTAAGTTCCTCAGCAGATTATACTTCTGCTACTTCTTCTATTATTGGAGGTGAAGCTGTAACTGATGTTTTTGTTCTAGAAACAATTTCGGAAGGTGCTATTATGAATAGTACTTCTACAGAAGGTGCTGCGGGGGATTTACCTTCAGGATCAAAAGATAATGTAAGATGGGAAATTGCTACATCTAATACCTCTTCGGGTACATTTACTCTTTTAATTAGACAAGGAGATGATAGAACTAATAAAAAGCAGGTTCTTGAAACATATAATAATGTTAGTCTTGATCCATATTCTGAAAGATTTATTTCTAAAGTAATAGGTGACCAAAAATTATCTTATAATGCTACTAACGAACAATTAGAAATAACGGGAAATTATCCTAATGCCTCACGATATGTAAGAATTAAATCAATAAATGCTCAAACACCTTCTTATTTTGATAATAATGGTGTAGCTAAAATTGAATTTACAGGTTCAATCCCTGAAATTGGAACAGGTACATTTGGAACAGCTACAGGTACAATTAAAGGTGGTGAAAATTATTACGATAAAATTAACGGAACAGATACACAAGGTTTAGTAGCTGAAAGTTACACAGATGCTATAACATTACTTAAAAATATGGAAACATATAAATTTAATGTATTATCAGTACCGGGATTAACAAATGAATCATATTCTTCTACAATTTCTACTCTTATTACAAATATTCAAGATAGAGGAGATGCTATTTTAGTATTTGATTTAACTAACTATGACTCGGGAGTTACAGCAGCTGTTGCACAAGCATCAAGTAAAGATACTTCATATGCAGCAACATACTTCCCATGGGTAAGTATTATAGATCCAGGAACAGGAAAATATGTATGGATTCCTGCTTCAACTTTAATTCCAGGGGTATATGCAAATAATGATAAAAAAGCTGCCCCATGGTTTGCACCAGCAGGTATTAATAGAGGTGGTTTATCAAATGTATTACGTACTAAATTTAAATTAACTCAAGGAAATAGAGATACTTTATATGAAGCAAATGTTAACCCGTTAGCAACATTACCTAGAGAAGGAGTTGTAGTATTTGGACAAAAAACACT